GCGTCGGCTCGACGGCGACGACGGCCGCGAGCATCGTGACCCGGATCAAGGGCCAGTCCGGCGGCACGCTTGCGGAGTCGCCTTCGACGAGCGTCGCGGTGAACGGATGGACGACCCACAAGAGCGCCGTTCCGCGCCTCTACCAGCTCACGACCTACGCCAACCCGCAGACGGGTGCGGCCTGGACGCGGGCCGCGCTCGGCACAGCGCAGATCGGGTACCGGGCGAACGTCTCCCAGACGACCGTACGGCGCGTGACCACGCTGTGGGCGCTCGTGGAGTACGCCCGCCCCGAGAACGCGGTGCAGCTCGGTGCCGCCCGCGAGCACGACGCGGTCCTGCCCGTACGCGCGTCACGGACGGTCCGGATCAGGTCCGCGCTGGCCACTGCCACGGCTTGGCCCCTTACCCTCCGGCACGCGGCACCGATCCGGACTGCCCGGACCGCTGTCCGAGCTGGCGGGATCGGGCACGCGCGTGCGGTACTGCTCGGCGCAGCCTCTGAGACAGCTACGGCTGAGCCGCTGTCCGTCCGCCGCCGCGCGCCGCTATCTACCCCGGCTGTGCGTGAGAGCGCGACGGCGGTCCGCGCGCACCGCTTCGTCACCGTACGGACCGCGCGGGAGACGGCGACGGCTCTCCGGACGGAGACCGGCCGCGGCACGCGGATCGGGGCAGCCCGCACCGGTGCCGCATCGCTCCCGCTCGCCGTGCGCAAGGCGGCGCCGGTCGGGGCCGCGGGCGCCCGTGAGCGCGCGGGCGAGGTGGCCGCGAGCGCGCGGGCGAGCCTTCGCCCGGCAGAGGAGCGCGGCGGCGCGCTCCCGGTGCGCGCCGTACGGACAGTGCGACTGGGCCCCGCGCACAGCCGCGACCACGCGACCCGCGCGCAGCTCTTGCGGCGGCTGCTTCTGGGCGGGGCCACAGAGGGCGTGACGGCGACCTCGCTGTCCGGCGCGGCGCTGGTGCGCGTGCGGGCCGCCAGCGCGGCTGAGCGCGCGGGCGCGGTGCGGCACCGGCGCACGGTACGCCTCGGCGCGGCCAGGGCGCGCGAGCACGCGGACGGCGCGGTCCAGCTCCGCGCCGCCTGGCTCGGCCCTGGGCGCGCGGCCGTACAGGCGGGCGCGGTCCGGCAGCCCTTCCAGCGCCGCATGGTCCGCACGGCCACCGTCACCGACCGAGCCTCGGCTGTGGCTCCCGCTCGGCAGCGCCCGGCCGACCGGCTCACCCCGACCACCACCGGCCCAGCGCTCAGCCCGACCACGTACGGGCCCGTGCTTCGTATGGTCACCGCAGGCCCGGTACTCATCGCCACGACCACCGAGGGAGGTGGGTAATGCCCGCAGTCGGCGACCGAGTGACAGCCACCCTGACCGTCAGCCCGCACGACGACACCACCGGCGCGGTCCTCCGCGTCGAGCAGCCGGACGGGACGGCGCTCCTGCCCGTCGTCTCGCGCGGCGAGGGCGGCGTCTTCACCGCCCCAGTCGAGTACACGCTCGCCGGGGTGTGGCTGTTGCACTGGGCTGTGACCGGCACCGGCGCCTCCGTGGAAACCGAAGAGGTCGGTGTCGCCCCGGCGAGCACCACGGTGCCGGACGGGCGGGTCTACGCGACGACCACGCAACTCGCCACGTACCTCCGGGACGCGCCCCCGCCGGGCGCCGTACGGCTTCTCGCGGGCGCCTCCCAGATGCTCGACGCACGGGTCCTCGCGTACTGCCGGTACGACACAACCGACACCGGACTCCCCGCGGACCCGGTCGTCGCGGAGGCGATCGGCCGCGCGGTGTGCGCGCAGGTCGCGTGGTGGGGCGAGGTCGGCGACAGCAGCGGCGCGGCCGGCGTCGGGTGGGGCTCGGTCGCGATCGGCTCCGTCACCTTGGGGCGCTCGGTGACGGGCGTATCCGGGGACGATTCGGCGGCCCGCCAGCTCGCGCCGCAGGTGGCGGACGAGCTGCGCGCCCCGCAGCTCGCCGGGCGCTTCTGGCTGGGGGCGGTGAGCATCTGGTGAGCGCGATTCCCGGCTGGCTGCTGCGGCACCGAATCGTCGTGGAGCGGTACCTCGGGGGCTCCAGCACGGGCCCGCTCTACGGGCCGCCGTGTGAGCTGCGGTGCTTCCTCGACGAGCAGACCCGGACGGTCCGGTCGCCTGGGGGCGAGGACGTGACGAGCAGTTCGACAGCGTACGCGGCGCCGGGCGCGCTTGTGCCTCCGCTGTCCCGCGCGACGCTTCCGGGCGGGCGGGTCACCACGGTGATCCAGACCGCGCGGCGGGACGGCGGCGGCCTCGCGACGCCCGACCACCTGGAGATCCAGCTTGAGTAGGAGGTGAGCCTCATGCCGCAGGGCTTCCGGCTCCGCTTCACCGACCATGCTGTCGAGGGCGAGATCCGCGCGGCTGCGGCGCGCGGCCTGCTCCTGGCGGCGGAGCGCGTCCTCGCCGCGTCCCGCGCGGTGGTGCCGATCGACGAGGCGGCGCTGTCCCGCTCGGGCACGGCCTCCGTGGACGCGGGCGCGCTGACGGCCGCCGTCTCGTACGACACTCCGTACGCGGTGCGGCAGCACGAGGATCTGACGTACCGGCACGCGCCCGGCCGTACGGCGAAGTACCTGGAGCGGCCCCTCAACGCGGCGCGCTCCGAGGTCGCCGCGCTGATCGCCGCGCAACTCCGACGGGCCCTGCGGTGAGCGCCCCGCCGATCGGCTACACCACCACGCTCCTCGTCGGCCTGGCCGGGCTGCTCGCGGCGGAGGGCGTTGGCGTCTACGACCCGGCCGCAGTCATCCCCCCAGGCAGTACGGGGATCTTCCGGGGCGCGATGCCTCCGGACCCGGACCGCGCGGTCGCGCTGACCGCGTACCCGGTCGAGGACGGCGGCGGCCTGGACGCGATCACCGGGGTGCAGGCGCGGATGCGCGCGGGCCGGGACCTGGGCGCGGTCGATGACCTCGCCGACGCCGTCTTCGTCGCGCTGCACATGCGCGAGCACTTCGCCCTCGGTCCGGTCCACGTGGCGCTCGCCTGGCGGCAGTCGCAGGCGTGGATCGGCTTGGACTCGCGGCAGCGCATGGAGCTGACCGCGAACTACTACTTCCGGACCACCAGGCCGGGCCCTTTCCAGCACGAGTAGGAGCAGCAGATGAGCACACCCGTGGAGACCAAGGTCACCGCCCTCGCCCGCCGGTGGCGGCTGGAGCTGGACCTCGGCACCGACACGACGCCGGACTGGCAGACCGTCATGGGCGTGACGGAGTTCCAGCCCTCCGCAGAACCGAATCTTGAGGACTCCAGCGACTACGACTCGGGCGGCTGGGCGGGCAACACCAAGACGGGCCAGAGCTGGGAGCTGTCCGTCACGATCAACCGCAAGATCAACTCGACACAGAAGACGTACCACCCGACCCACGAGGCTCTCCGGCGCGCGGCGTTCGAGTTCGATGAGGCGTCGTACGTACACGTCCGCTACTACGACCGCAACGGGCTCCCCGAGGCGTACGAGGGCAGGGCGCTCGTCGAGTGGGCGCCGAGCGGCGGCGAGACCACGGACCTGGATCAGGTCGAGATCACCCTCACCGGCGACGGTCCGCTGCTCCTCATCGACAACCCGCTCGCGGAGGAGGACTGACGTGGCTGTGGCCTTCGAGGCGCTCGACGACTTCCTCGACGACGCGCTGGAACTCCCGGTACGGGGCCGGGACGGGACGGTGCGTACGTACCGCATCCCGTCCCCGTCTGCGAAGGACGGGCTTCGGGTCGAGGCGATCACGCGTGCCGCCGCGCGGATGGTGCAGGACGGCGTCGAGCCGGACACGGAATCGCTGTCCGACGATGAGGAGCGCAGCCTCTACCGGATGATCCTCGGCGACGTGCATGACGAACTCCTCGTCGCCACGGACTGGAGCAGGTTCAAACACGCGGCGCTCACCGCGATGTTCTGGATCACGGCGGATCGAGAGACCGCCCAGAAGTACTGGGCCTCGGGCGGCGACCCTTCTCAACTGGCCCCGAACCGGGCGGCACGTCGCCAGGCCACACGCGCCTCCTCGGCGTCGGCTGCGGCGAGTACGACCCGGTCACGGGGCTCTACGAGTGGTACGAGGGCGGCGTCACCCCGCAGCGGCAAGGCCAAGGCCGCGCCCCGCAAGTAACCCTCGACGGCCTCCTCGAACAGTGGGTCCTCGTCGAGGCGGACTT